ATGTCATTGATTGTTAATGAGTGTTAGTGCTTACGCCACGCATAATGTAGCTTATGTCTAATTAGTGGCGGCTAATGTAGGCGGCAGTGGGAACGGGCAAGTGATTGTTTCGGCTACGGTTTCGCACGCTGGCAGGGGTAGGGGGGGCTGCGGGATTTGAACTCGATGTCAATGGCACCCCCCGCGAACATTTTTTTTGCTATATTGCATCATGGCTGGTTTGTTCTACCTGTTGGGTTTTATTAGTTTGCTGCTTGCGCCCTTTACTGGATTGACGGTATGGACTGCGGCGGCATTTTTTATTATTGGGTATATTTTGGAGGTGTCATGAAGATAACGGATCGGATAGATCACACGAATGACATGGTAGGTGAGTGGTGTAGTGAGTTGCCGCCGTGTCCGAAGTCGGTGAAGATAAGTCTTGATGATCATTGTCAGTTCAAGTGCACGTTTTGCGCGTCTGGGATGAATGAGGTGAAGGCGCGGATGGATTTGGGGAAGTTCAAGCGGTTGGTGGATGAGTTGGTAGCCAATGGGACGGAGGAGATTGGGTTGTTTTTCATTGGTGAGCCGATGCTGGTGAAGGGGTTGGACGAGGCTGTGAGGTATTGCAAGGGTGTTGGGGTTGGGTATGTATTTTTGACGACGAATGGTGCGTTGGCGACGAAGGAGAAGGTACGCGGGTTGATGGAGGCCGGGTTGGACAGTATCAAGTTTTCGTACAATTATGCGGATGGTTCGCAGATCAAGGCGGTTGCTGGTGTTCCGGAGCGGACGTTTGACAAGCTGGTGGAGAACATCAAGGGGACGGTTGAGGTGAGGGATGCTGGCGGGTACAAATGCGGGGTGTATGCGAGCAGTATCATGTTTGACGGTGAGCAGGGTGATCGGATGCGGGAGGCTGTGGGGTTGATCGAGGGGCATGTGGATGAGCATTACTGGTTGCCGCAATACACGTTTGGGGCGCAGGCGGATGGTGCTGGCGAGTACAAGGTACGTGGGAATCCGGGGAGGTTGGGCAATTTGCGGGAGCCGATGCCGTGCTGGACGATATTCAAGGAAGGGCATGTGACGGCTGAGGGTGCGGTGGCGCTGTGCTGTTTTGATGTTCAGGACAAGTGGATGGCGGGGAAGTTGAAGGAGGACGGGAGCGGGTTCATGGAGGCGTGGCATAGTGATGCGGCGCGGGTGTTGAGGCGGGCGCACTTGGCGAAGGATGTCCATGGGACGGCGTGCGAGGCTTGTGTTTACGGGACGGCGGTAGAGGGGTGGAAGCCGGTGGCGTTTTTGGGGAAGGTGAAGTGATCTACGTTGATTCGTGGTTGAATTTCAGGGGGGGTAACCGCGAGGAATTTTTTTTGCGATGTTCTGACTGTGGGGCGGTGGTGAGCGAGGTATATGCAGATGGCAGAGAATGTGCCGAGTTTGTCGGGAGAATCCCGCATGAGTGCAAGGGCGCGGAGTTGGGCGAGGCTGGATGCGGAATTAGCTGCGGGTAATTTTGAGGACAAGTTCCTGTCGCTGGTTTCCGAGGGCGAGAACCCGGCAGACCTTTCATGGCGTGTTTTTGGCATTCGGTGGCGAGTGATGCGGCAATGGATCGAGGGGTCGAACGAGTTGATGCGCGAGTTCGAGTGTGCAAAGCGTGCCGGGGCGGACAAACTGATGTACGAGGCGCTGGCGGAGGTAAAGGGTGCTGACGTGGAGACGGTCGGGTTGGCGAAGTTGAGGGCTGACAGGTACGACCGGATGGCGGGGAAGTTGGACAGGAAGCAATGGGGCGACAAAGTGGAGGTAAGCGTCGAGCAGACGATAAGCATTGTGGATGTGTTGCGGGAAGCGAGGGGGCGGGTGATTGATGTCGAGGAAGAGAAGCCTTTGCTGCCAAATCCTGGTGGGGTAACGATCTGATGGCGCAGGAAATGAAGTATGACGCAAGCGGCGAAGCGGAGTTGATGAAGGCGATATGGGCTCCGGAGATTTCAGACAATCCATACAAGTTCGTGATGCTGGTCTTTCCGTGGGGGAAGGCGAATACGCCGCTTGCCAAGTTCAAGGGGCCGAGGAAATGGCAGAAGGACATTCTGCTCGAGATAGCGGGGCATATAGAGAAAAACAGGGTCAAGGAAGCCAACAAGGCGATGATGGACGTGATGCGGATGGCGGTATCGTCTGGTCGTGGCATCGGGAAGTCGGCGCTAGTATCGTGGTTGATCCTGTGGATGATTTCGACGCGGATAGGCAGTACGACCATTGTTTCTGCCAACAGCGAGGCGCAGCTTCGGTCTGTGACGTGGGGCGAATTGACGAAATGGCAGGCCATGATGGTTCATAGCCATTGGTTCGACATTTCGGCCACAAAACTGGCCCCGTCGAAATGGATGTGCGAACTGGTTGAACGCGACTTGGCTAAAGGTACGCGGTACTGGCACGCAGAGGGAAAGTTGTGGAGCGAGGAGAACCCGGACAGTTACGCCGGTGTGCATAACCACGACGGGATGCTTCTGGTGTTCGACGAGTCTAGCGGTATTCCGCAACCGATTTGGGATGTCGGGTCTGGCTTCTTCACGGAGGACATTCTGGACAGGTATTGGTTCGCTTTCAGCAACCCTCGCCGGAATGAGGGGGCTTTCTACGAGTGTTTCCACGCAAAGCGGAACTTCTGGAACACGAGGAAGATTGACGCCAGGAAGGTTGAGGGGACGGACAAGGCTGTGTATGAGCAGATCATCGCTGAACATGGGCCGGATTCACGGCAGGCGCGGATCGAGGTATATGGCGAGTTCCCGCTGCAAGGCGACGACCAGTTTATTTCGGCTGCGATGGTCGATGAGTGCATGGAACGCAAGGCGTACAACGACCCGACAGCCCCGATCAGTATAGGGGTCGATGTGGCGCGGTTTGGGGCTGACAAATCAGCCATTGCGGTACGGAAGGGGCGTGATTTGGTGGTGTTGCGGAAGTTCCAAGGCTACGACACGATGCAGATAGTTGGTGAAGTTATCAAGGCAATCAATGAGTTCAAGCCGATAATGACCACCATTGATGAAGGTGGGCTTGGCGCTGGCGTGATTGACAGACTGATGGAGCAGCAGTACCGCGTCAGGCCGGTTAATTTCGGCTCGAAAGCGGACAATCCGGTGATGTGGGGAAACAAGCGTGCCGAGATGTGGGGCGAGATGCGGGAATGGCTGAAAACGGCGCATTTGCCCAAGGACGACGAGTTGAAGGCGGATTTGACCGGGCCGACCTACAAAACCAATTCGATGGGGGCAATCCTGTTGGAGCGGAAAGAGGACATGAGGCGTCGCGGGACGGCATCCCCGGACAGCGCAGACGCTATTTGCATTTCTTTCGCCTATCCTATAGCATGGGGGACATCGAGCCGCAAGATTGCTTACCCGAATCTAGGAGTCGTATGAATCTAATCACAATTCCTGCCATAGTCAAGGCTATCGAAGCGATTGATGCTCGCATAAAAAGACTTGAAGGGATTCACGAAAGGCGCGAGGCGGCGCAGGCTGAACAAGGGCCAGCAGTAATCCGTCGCGTTCGTCCGCCAAAAGTAAAGGAGAATGAAGATGGCGAGACGACAAGCTGATTTATCGGAAGAAGATGCTGACATAATCGCCATCATCGAGCGAGAGGAACAAATCGCCTATGGCGTGAATGACTCTCAGCTATCGGAAGAACGGGCAAATGCGATTGACTATTACCTTGGAAAGCCGTTCGGCAACGAGGTGGAAGGCAGGTCGCAAGTAGTCAGTTTCGACGTTCAGGATACGGTAGAAGCAGCCCTCCCGCAGTTACTCAAGATTTTCACTTCCGGCGATCAGGTCGTCCGCTTCGATCCCAAGGGGATGGAGGACGAGGATGCCGCAGAACAGGAAACGGATTACATCAACCATGTTGTCATGGAACAGAATGACGGCTTCGCCACATTCTACACATGGTTCAAGGATGCGCTGATTTCAAAGAACGGATACGTCAAGGTCTATTACGAGGAGCAGGAAGAAGTCACCACCGAGTCGTATCAAGGCATCACGGATGCACAACTGATGCAGCTTGTGAATGATGATCGCGTTACCGTTGTTGAGCATGATTCATTTCCAGACCCGTCATTCCAGCAATCAATGCAGGACGCCAATGCCGCGCAGATGATGCAGGCAGGTGCGCCAATTCTGCAAGTTCCGATGCTCCATTATGTGAAGATCGAACTGCGCGACAAGAAGGGCAAAATCTGCATCGACAACATTGCGCCGGAGGACATGAAAGTATCCGTCGATGCGCGTGGCCTTGACTTGCAGAATGTACGTTTCATACAGCATAGCCGGATGATGTCGGAAGCTGAACTTGAGGATATTGGGATTGATATTCCAGAAGGACTTGCTGGCGATAACAGTCTGTATGAGATTGAGTCGAACGCACGCGATCTGTATTCCGAAGACTTCGACCGCACCTCGTACAATTCAGGTGACATCCTAGTAAAAGACACCTATCTGTTGCTCAACGGGAAGCGAATGCGCTACCTTGTCGCGGGGAACTACATCCTGCTAAAGGAAGACTGCGAGGTTGTCCCATTCGTGGCAATCACCCCAATGCTGATGCCGCACCGCCATATCGGACGCAGTTATGCCGATCTGACGATGGACATTCAACTAATCAAATCGACATTGATTCGCGGCCAGTTGGACAACATGTACCTGTCCAACAATGGGCGTTATGCCATTTCCGACCGCGTGAATCTGGAAGACATGCTGACATCACGTCCTGGCGGTGTCGTCCGCGTTCAGGGCGAGCCGTCTGCTTCCATTATGCCGTTGCAACATGTTCCATTCCCGCCAGTCAGCTTTACGATGGTCGAGTACATGGACACGATGAAAGAGAAGCGCACGGGCATCACATCTTACAACCAAGGGCTTGATAGCGAATCGCTGAATAAGATGCTGGCGCTTGATACGCCAATTCCTTTGATCGACGGCAGCTTTAAGCTGAATGGAGAAATTGTAGAAGGTGACACCCTTGTTGGATCAAATGGAAAAGGGACTGTAGTTAAGAAAGCGCACCAGGTTCAAATGCCTGAACGCGCATTCAGAATCACGTTCAAGTCTGGCGACGTTATCAAGGCGGGGGGGGAGCACCGCTGGTCTGTTAAAGTTAGCAAGAAGAATTACAAAGACATTTCTCCCGAATGGGAGAAGTTGCCGACGCACAGAATCTATGACCTCGTTCAGGCCGAACATAGGGTATGGGTTCCGCGCGTTGAAGAGGTTGACTTCACTGAAAAAGACCTTCCTATTGATCCGTATGTGTTTGGCGTGTGGCTTGGTGATGGGCATTCGCATACAAACAGATTCACGTCTATGGATCAAGAAATAGTTTCTGCCGTTTCAGAATGGGCATCAAAGTTTTACGGAGGCAAAGTAGAAGAGTGCAAAACGCAGAATAGCGGTAAGGCCAAAACGTACAACATCGTTAATACCCCATTCAGGAAGATGCTGAAAGACCTTGGATGTTTGCGTGATTCACGATATGAAGAAACATGCGAAAACTCAAAACATATTCCAGAGATTTATCTTCGCGGAAGTTTTGAGCAACGGCTTTCGCTGCTTCGTGGATTGATGGATACAGACGGATGTATTGATAAGAACGGCAATTCCATCTTCTGTAATTCTGAGCCTGCGCTTGTAGAAACATTTGCAAGGCTTATCGAAAGCCTTGGCGGAAAGCCAAACATCGGTTGGCGCAAACCTAAATCAAATTTTGGTGATGGCGGTAACGCGCGCCCGCATGCTCATGTGACATTCAAGACGCCATATTGCCCGGTGTCGCTTCCTCATAAGGCTGAGCGATGGGTTATGAATAAATCGTATTGGGAGCGACAAGCAATTGTCGAAATCGTTGAAATCCCAATAGAACCCATGCGCTGCCTAACGGTTGCGGCAGAAGATGAATTGTATTGCTGTGGCAATAGATTCACGCTGACATCAAACACGGCAACCGGGATAACGGCGATCATGAATGCCGCGGCAATGCGGTTGGAACTTGTTGCACGGCTATTTGCGGAAACTGGCGTCAAGCAACTTTTCCTGATGGTTCATCGCATGGTTCGCAAGTATTACACCAAGCCTGACATCATCAGGCTTCGCAACAAGTGGGTTGAGGTTGATCCGCGTGCGTGGTCGAACCGCAAGGATATGACCGTCAATGTCGGATTGGGGACTGGAAACAGGGACGCGCAGTTGGGCCACTTGATGACAATTCTCGCCGCGCAGAAGGAAGCAATGGCTGGCGGATTGAATGTCGTAAATGAAACCAATCTGTACAACGCTTTGGTTAAGCTTACGCAGAATGCCGGATTCAAGAATCCTGAATTGTTCTGGACTGATCCGAAGACAGCGCCTCCGAAACAGCCGCAGGAACCGCCTGAAATCACGATCAAGAAGATGGAACTTCAGGCTAAACAGAATGAGGCAGGCATGGCAATCCAAGCTAGTGCTGTTGATAGCGCAGCAGAACATCAACTAAAGCAGGAAGAACTACAAATCAAGAAAGCAGACACGCAGATCAAGGCGAAGGAATTGCAGATCAAGGAATTTGATGCTGTAACTGACCGAATCAAGGTTATCAAGGAAGACAAGGTTGAAGATGGTGGAGAACAACAAATGCAGTCGATGAAAAAATACTCTGTAGGAACGATTGACGATTTCTTTAGGACGATAGGGGACGAAACAACAGAGCTACAAGCTGCTCAAGCAAGAGTAGATCAAGCTATTATGGAACGCGATGCTGCTGTTATGCAATCTCAAGAAATGGTTACTAAAGTTGTTGAGTTATTCACAGAAAAAATCAATCAAGGTTTCACTCAAATAGCTACTGCTTTGCAGCAACCGCTCATTCCTGTACGAGGACAGGACGGTTTGATTAAGTCTGTCGTTCGCGGAAGACTTAACTAATGACCACCCTCTTCATCGACTACGAAGGCGGCAACGACAATTACGGCGGCACGTCGTTCGCCCTTCTCGCTTGGGGCACGGACGGGAGGATAACCTCCGCCACGTTTTCCTCTGCCACGGCGAGCTTCCCGAATGACGGGTCGCTGATCGGGCATTACCTGACCATCTGGAACGCCTCGATCTATGCCTGTTACCAGATCACCGCATGGGTGAGCGGGACGCAGCTTACGATTGCTGCAATTTCGGGTGGCACGGCGCTGGCGAATCAGGCGGTGGATCGGCAGTATTACATCGGCGGCAGGTGGAAAACGCTGACCTCCGGCAGGACGGCGGTTCGCATCGTAGCGGGGG